CATACGACAACGCAGACGACACTGTTATTTTTGTTAAATATCTTATTGATGTAAATACTAACGGAGGCCATACAAACTAGTCTTATTACGTATTTAGTAATACCACAACTGCGGGTGCGGATAAAAAGTTCGCGCATACGCAATCATCCGCGGCAGCTACATGGACAATCACACACAATTTAGATAAACAACCCGCTGTATCCGTAGTGGACAGCACTGACAATATAATTATATGCGAGGTTGAGTATACCTCTTTAAATCAGGTAGAATTAAGGTTCTCCACTCCATACTCTGGAAAAGCCTATTTTAACTAAACAAGAAACAAAAACAAAAAAACAATGGCATTAAAGATTGTATCGGGGTTAGACGCAACGAGCTTAAGTCTCTCCTCATTTTTAGATTTACAGAAGAACGAGCTCCGGAGCGCGCAGATTCATAACCTCAACAGCACGCAGATTGAGGGCATCTCAACACCTGCTTCAGGTCAGTTTGCTTATGATACTACGCTTAACAAATTAAAAGTATACAACGGCACCGCATGGGAACTAGTTGGTGCTTCTGCTGATGAGACTACTATTACTCTTAGTAGTAATACTCTTTCTATTAAAGCATTAGGTATAGCTACCGGGCTCATTGCTAACCTTGCGGTTACCTCTGGTAAGTTAGCTAACGGTGCAGTTGGAACAGCTAAGATTGCTGATGGTGCAATTAGTACAGTAAAAATTGCAGACGCTCAGGTTACAACAGCTAAAATTGCAGATGATGCAGTAACAGCAGCCAAGATTGCTGACAACTCTGTTGACATCGCTCGATTGAACGTTACAGACGGATCCGCCGGACAGTTCTTAAAAACTGACGGTGATGGAACTTTATCATTTGCAACTCATGCTGACGAAGACGTAAGCCGTATAAATCTAACTGCAAGGCTTTCTGAGTTAGATACTACACATGCTGCGAACGTCCACGGCGAGGGCGCAACAGCTATAATTGTTGGTAGTAACACAAACACACCTGACGTACAGGTTACTGGTAATGTTATAGTTGATGGTAATTTAACTGTAGGTGGAACAACAACTACAATTAACTCTACCACTGTAACTGTAGATGATCCAGTCTTTACTCTTGGTGGTGATACCGCTCCAACAGAGGATGACAACAAAGACCGCGGTATTGAATTCCGTTACCATAATGGAGCTGATGCTAAATTAGGTTTCTTTGGTTATGATGACAGCGCTCGCAAGTTCGTTTTCATGGCCGATGCTGAAAACGACGCAGAAGTATTTAACGGAGGTTATGGTGAAGCAGAATTTGGAGGAGTTACTGCTGGAAGTATTAACGCATCTTCAAACCTATTAATTGGTGGTGTATCCGTTACATCCACAGCAGCCGAGCTTAATACATTAGACGGATTTACTGGTACTTACGAAGATCTTAACTACGCTAAAGCTTTAAGAGCTACAGGTGTTACTAATACTGAGTTTGATTATTTAGATGGAGTTACATCTGGAATTCAAGCGCAGCTTAACTCTAAACCAGCAGCGTACGCCGGGTCGGTTACAACATCTTCAGGTACAGCTACTATTTTAGACCACGGTTTATTATTTCCTAGTAATGTTCAGGTATATGATTCAAATGGTCAGTTAGTACTTGTTGACGTACGCCAAACAGTTGTTGATGATGTAATGACAATAACAATTAACGCTCCAGATGCAACATACAGTGTTATTGCGGTTGGTGCAAAGGCTCCGTAAGCTAATTATACTTAAATTAGTGTAATAATAAAAAGGGGGAGGGAGTTTGATCTTCCTTCCCCTTTATTAATTAATATAATATGGCATTAAAGTTATTAGGTTCCCTAGAGTCATCAGGAGGCAATTTTGGTATTGGTACTGCAAATCCTACTAGAAAGCTTCACGTAGTTGGGGGTAGTATACCTGCTGCTTTATTAGATTCAGACCAAGACTATACTTTAGGTCTAGCTAGAAGTGGAATAGAAGAGTGGTGGTTAAAAACATACACAGACGGTAGATTTGCTATTCACGAAAATGGTGTTGGTGATAGTGTAACTATTAAAGCCGGTGGCAACGTTGGTATTGGGACAACTAATCCTAGTGCTCAGCTACAAATTGACACTCCTTCAACTAATAATGCTGGTCAAGGCTTGAGACTAAACAGACCGTCTGCAGGAACAAATTACCATTCTGTAGAATTTGCTACAAACGGCACAGTTGATTGGTCTATTGGTCAAAATACAAATGACGCATTTGAGGTTTACGAAAATGGTGTTGCAACCTCAACTCGTCTTACAATTAAAGAAGGCGGTAACGTTGGTATTGGTAGTACCGCACCCGCTGCTAAATTAAACGTTGCCTCAACAGGAGCTAATGCCTATTCAAGTACTATAACCAAGGGTACTAATATGAAGGGTATAATAAATGCCCTTTCAAGTAATGCTGACGATATGGTTGGTATTTATTTTGGTACTGGTGTAACTGGGGAAGGAACTCA